CCTCCTTCTTCCCACTTCCACTCTCTCTCTTCCATCTCGCACATCTTGCCCTAACCGTCCTTAAGAACTTTTTGGCGGTTAACAACGTTTCATGACTCTGCTGTGTTACTTTAACGGCAGAGTTTAATTCATCAGTTGAAACGTTGGGTGGGAGGTTTGCAAAACCTCTCATGTAAGACCCACTGAACGGCGATTCTCGCTGTCCAAACATTTCCATGTGCCTGTCAATTTCACTCTCCTGAACGAATTCAGGTTTGATTCCCAATGTTTTACATACTCCAGCAATTTCTGCTGTAGCACATGCCATCAAATGGGAATGAGTGAGGCCGATGTGGTTAGCCTGAACAAGGGCATAAGCCTCGTCCGGTTTTTCATGGGCACCTTGGACTACAGATGAGTCGATGTTACTGTATCTGTGGTGGGTCGGGGGTAAAAGACCTAAACCCCCAAGGGCGCGAGGTAGGTAGTTACAGATCGATGTTTGATGAAGGCGCGGGAATTCTTTCCCAAAATACAACATGCGCCCGATCTGTCTACTACAGAAGATAGAGTTAGCCTTCGTTACCATTTCATCATCATTGCCGTGATAATCTCCCTTCAGTTGTTCTCGGAAGATATTCTGGCGTGCGGGTACGGTGATAAACCACTTCTTATAGTCTTCGAGTCTTGAACCTTTGGATTCTTTAAAGTCCAAAGTGGATCGCTCGATTTTGTAGGCAGTCAAAAAGTTTCTATCATTGACCGGTATGTTAGACTTACTCAATTTTTCCAGAACCAGTTTCCCAATTCTATCTTTCTTGATGTTTGTTAAGTCATTACCTACACCTATATAATCACCGTAAAACTTCTCCCCCATTTCCCTAGCGGTACCCAGTGACCTCATAAAGTCCTGGGGCTGCAATGTAAAACCGCCGACAGCAGATCTGTTGCCGCCATAGAGGAGCCGCATGTTGAGAATTGGTACACGCCTAACACCGCCTCGAGTGACTTTGTACATCTCAGAATTAATAACCAAAATTTTCTTTGATGTATAGTTTTTGCCGATGGAGAACTTTAATCCGCAGACTTTGGTAATTGTTTTCCAAAGTTCATAATGGGCTTTGTTAATCGCCCTGAAAAGGATATCGTCGCCATTTACTAACATAGGCAACTCTCGCAAGGTCATTTTCCTCTTAAGTACCATTTCAAAAGACAGCCTGGTGGCCGCCAAATTAATCAGGCACAAGACAGGAAAGCTTACAGGCGAACCCATAAGTTGACCCCACTGTTGTTCATATCCTTCCTCTGCAAACCCTTGTCTCCCCTTTTCGTAGACCAAAAAGTGACCAGTGAGACACCTGTTAAGGATGATCTGATCTTCTAACGGAATCCTAAGATGTTGAGATATGCAATTTTGTGCATGTAGTGAAAGCGCCGGATTTAAAAGATCCGTTGCACTTTCATAATCTCCAGAGACATAAAAACTGTCTTTGGTTCTAGGAATCGTTAGATTGTCTACTACTCTTTCAGCAACAACCGTCTTATTGCAAGGTGCCCCGATGAGTTGGGATGCGGGATGTTTTCGCATGCGTCCGTGGATAACGGATTGCCACCTGCGACCCAGATGATATGGGTCCATGTCACCCTTCGTGATCGTCCTTACCTTGAATGCTTCTAATAGGGGTACTACCTCTGCAAACACCTTTCGATGTCTCCAGACCAGCTCCTCTTCGCCGGGATCAAATCGGCAAAGTAACTTCCCATAATTACTTAATGTGTCGGAATCCTCTTTAATGATATCATAAAGAGTATGATGCCAAGCAAGCATTTCTGCTGCATTGTCATCTTTCGTCCATTGATGCCCAAAACGAATCTGGCCGTCAATCGCGCGATCGCGCGACACGTCCTCCTCGTATTCGGCGTCAAGAGGGTCCGAAGTACCGTACACAGGTTCCACGAGATATTTTTTCGTGGGATGGGAAGCAAAGCCCAAAAACACGGGCTCAGCTGGTATTTGGTGGTAGAAGTGTGTTTCCTTCCCTATCTTCCTAACATCCTCTCTCACTCCCGATAGATTGTAGAACAGCTCACCAGCAGCACCACCCCGAAATCTTCCAAACGCGTAAGAAGCGCCCAATGAAGGGAACTTCCTAGGTGGTTGAGCCTCTTTGAAAATGGGCTCGATAACGGAGTTTTGGCACACTATTGGGTCACCTTTCTTCAACCCTTCTTTCTTCATGTCCCTTTCTGCATGTTCAATGTACTCTTCTGTATAGTGGTCAAATAGTTTACCCGACCAAAATATTTCATTTGCAGCGCGTTCTATAGACTCAAGAATTTCTTCTTTTAAGTTAGGTAGATCACCAGGTAAATCCAAATTAAAGGAATTTACCTGAGGAACTACTTTACCGTCTTTAACACCACAAAGGGCGGCCTTATGTTTTTCAATGGCCGCTTGTACAAAGCTGTTGGGGACACTTAGGGAGGAATTCTTCGCCATGTAGAAATTATAACTGAAGCGCTGAATTATTGTTTGTTTTCTCAGCTTAGATTTGCTCATGATACCGTTCCACCATTGATTCCAGCTAGGAGAGGGAAAGATCATTCTGAGGAACTGGACTGGTTCAACCCAGTCCGGCACGTCAGGAAGTTCCACTTGATCCA